CAGCCCGACGTGTCCTGGTATCATTGGTGGAATCAGGCAAGCTGGCAACAGAACAGAGGTATGATCCGGTCATGTGTCGAACGAGGCCGGTATGGTGGAAGTTAGGTCAGTCATGATGGTACGGGAGGTGCCCTTCATCGCTAGAGCTACGGCCAGCGTTAGGGAGTGGGGATCGGGGTGGGAGAATGACTGACCTCGCCGCTGCCGTGCTCATCGCGTCGGGCGTAGCTACATCCTACGCGCCCGGCGTGATGGACACGGTGGTAGAGAATCGCATCCGGTACAGCCACATTGACCCGTCGCTGCAGGTGCGCGGCTACGTGGCTCTGCTGGATGCAGTACACATCGGCCGCCTCGTCTGGATAGAATCGCCAGGCGGCAAAGTGATCGGCCCGGTCATGGTCGCGGATTGCGCGGCCTACCACGACAGGGACCGATTGACGAGCCTGGGCTTTGCGGTGGATCTGTCCTATGAGCTGGCTCAGGAGTTCGATGTGATTGACGCGCCGGTGGATGGGTTCATGATCTGGAACCAGCAGCCGCGACCGCGCAGGCTGTCGGGGGCGCGATGAACATCACATTTCAGGACTGGGAACGCGAACAGTTGTGTGATTGGCGCTTTCGGCTGTGTTGCTGGGTTTGGGAACCGTTGTATCAATGGGCACGGCTAAGGCACTTAGTTCGGCGGCGGCGCGATGACTGACCTGTCGAGGGCGCAGACACGTTCGCGGGACATGTCGATTGTCCACAAAGCTATCGACACATCTGGCAACTCGGGGGCGAGTTGCACCTCTCTCTCCTCCTTCCGCCGGGGTCGTGTGGTGGTGACAAACGGGTTCATCCGTGTGGCGGTTTCCTCCTTTCCCGCCCTAGCCACGCACGGCCCCGGCCAGGGGGTGGGGGATGAGTGAGTCGGCGACATTCCTTGCGTCGTTCCCGACCATTCAATCAGCAATCAAAATCTATGGCGACTTGCAAGGAATGCGGATTCAGTTCGATGTACCAGAGTCGGAGACGGGCGAGGCAATCAAACTGCTGATGTGGCGTGAGCGGGTATTGAGAATCACAGTGGGGCCAGAGAAAGAAGAAGATGCGCTTTTGTACAATATGCGGGAATAGATTCGCATCGGAGCGCCCATATCAAACGACATGCTCTGATGCTTGTGATGCTATCTTTGACAGAGACGGCAAAGAAGCAATACAAAGAATGTTCTCTGACGTTGCATTGGATGCGGCGCACGTGCTTGGTTTTTCGACGGTAGAAGAGGCGCGGGAATGGCTTGCAGATTTACACAGGCAAGATACCAACCCAGACGGTGAGGTATATTTTTTGGAATGTGGCGACTTTGTAAAGATTGGCTATTCGACTGATATAGCGGGCCGTATCGAAACATTGCAACCAGGTGCGCCGCAAAAGCTCAAACTAATAGCTCGTATGCCAGGGACAATGCGAACAGAACGGGCCTTGCATGAGAAGTTTTCCCACCTTCGGGAATGCGGGGAATGGTTTTCCATGACAGATGAAGTCTGGACATTCCTCAAGGCAATGCGCAACGAAAGTCAATGGATGCCAACGGATCTCTAAACGGTTTCAACATAGAGCAACGCAAATGGATTATCGCCCGCCTATTATTGCCATCTGATGCCGCAGCAGCGCGGGCAATTGGCATACATCCATCCACGGTTTGCCGTTGGCCTGAAAAGGATGAACTTGACAATGCCATTAAAGCATTGTTGGAAGACCCAAAAACACAGGCAATGACAATATTGCTTGATGCCGTACCAGAGGCGGCCAGGGTGAAGGTCAGCGGCCTAAAAAGCAGGCGCGAGCAGGTGCGCCAGTCAGCGTCAAGCGACGTACTAGATCGCATATTAGGCAAGCCGACCCAAAAGCAGGAAATCGCAGGGCAGGACGGCGGCGACCTCGTGATTCACTTTGTAGGCAATATTCGGCCTGATGACGTATGAAATCGAGATCCCTTACTCATTCTTTGGCGATAACCGGGCGGCTTACCGTTGCCAGGATTCGGAGGTCATGCTTGCCGGACCCGCTGACACAGGCAAGACGCTCACACTTCTCACCAAGCTCTATCATATCGCCTACAAGTACCCGAACGCCAACCTCGTGATTGCTCGCAAGCAGTTGACCGATACCTATAGCACGGTCCTGCAAACGTTCGTTAAAAAGGTAGTCAGGGACGACAATCGGGTCATGGCCTACGGTGGCGAGAAGCCGCAATGGTTCGACTTTCCCAATGGTTCCCGGATCTGGATAGCGGGCCTGGACAAGCCGGGAAAGCTGCTGAGTGGTGAGTTCGACTGGGCCTACATTAATCAGGCGGAAGAGGCATCATTGGTGGACTGGGAGGTATTGGGAACGAGAACAACAGGCAGGGCAGGCCATACGCCATACGCGCAGATATGCGGCGACTGCAACCCAGCCGGTCCGACACACTGGATCAAGACCCGCGCCAATGCTGGCACGCTCACCCTGTTCAACTCGACGCACAAAGACAACCCGGACCTATTCGACCAGGAAACGGGGCAGCTCACCGAACAGGGAATGCAGCGGATCGGGCGGCTCAAGTCGCTGACCGGGGCGCGGCTGATGCGCCTCTATCATGGCCTCTGGGTATCGCCAGAGGGGGCCATTTACAGCGTCTTCGATGAGGAAAAGCATAAGGTCAGGGCATTCGACATCCCGCCATTGTGGCCGCGAGTCGTAGGCATTGACCCGCTGGGCGCCTACACCGCCGCCGTCTGGGGCGCGTTCGACAACCAGGCCAACATGCTGCACATTTACAGGGAGTATTATCAGCCGTTTGGGGTCACGACGGCAGGACACGCCAGGGCCATTCTGAACCTGTCGCAAGGTGAGACGATCTTCGCCTGGGCAGGGGGTGGACCATCGGAACGCCAGCAGCGGGTGGACTTTGCGGGGGCAGGCATCCCGCTGCTGGCACCGCTGGTAACAGACGTGTGGGCAGGCATCGACCGGGTGAACCAATTGCTGAGGGACCACGCGCTGGTGATCCATGACTCGTGCCCGCAATTGTTGAGCGAGATCACGGACTACCGGCGCAAGCTCAAAGACGGCGAGCCAACGGACCAGATCGAGAACAAGGAGCAATATCACCTTTGTTTGGTGCCAGGAACACTTATCACAACGGCGAGGGGGCAAATACCCATCGAGAATATTCAAGTTGGTGAATTGGTCTTGACCCGGAAGGGATATAGCCGGGCGCTGGCAGCCATGCAAACAAGCCCACTTGCCAGGGTGATGACTGTTTATTTGAGTGACGGTCGCGCCATAACTGGAACGCCGAACCATCCGATCTATGTTAGAAACAAAGGATATACCGATTTGCAAGCTTTGCGATATGGTGATATAATGGAGACATCTTGTAATCTGGAGGTGTTTCCGTGGAACCGAAAAGAGAAGAAATTGAGCATGATGGTCGCGTCTGGTATCGGTATCCTGATTCGGCCAATCGAACAGATCGGGTCTATTATCGCAACGGCGTTGGCGTGGAAACCTATGAGTATCTGCATCGGTATATCTGGGAAAAGCATCATGGGCCAATTCCAGAAGGCCATGCAGTGCATCATAAGGACGGCAACGCAGACAATAACACCATTGAGAATTTTGAGTGTGTCTCATGCTCTGAGCATATGCAATGGCATGGGGCCAACCAGACAGATGAACAGATTGAACAGAAAAGACAGCACGCCGAATCAATCAGATCGCTTGCCGCCGAGTGGCACCGTTCACCAGAGGGCCGTGAATGGCACAGCCTTAATGGCAAGCTTGCGTGGGAAAAGAGAGAGCCAATCACGCAACAATGCCAGCAATGTGGACAATCATTCGAAACATTGGCCCGGCACGGCCATACCAAGTTTTGCTCCAATAACTGCAGATCAGCGGCAAGGCGGGCGTCTGGAATTGACAATGAGACAAGGGAATGTACCAGATGTGGAACATCCTTCATGGTCAATAAATACTCAGTCCAGCGATATTGTTCCCATTCATGTGCTGTTCGTGACAGGGGCACCAGATAGGTCAGTATACAATCTTACCGTTGAGGGCGGCGAATATTTTGCAAATGGCATCCTGACGCACAATTGTGACTCGCTGCGTTATCTATGCGCGTATCTGATGGGGCCGCAGGAGCAATCCGAGGTCGTTTACAAGCCGGTCCAGATCGGGCCGCAGTGGTGAGAGAATGACAGACAAGCCGACATATCGCGGGTTTCACGTGCTGCCAACCGCAACCGAGCCACACCTGCCTGGCGTCTGGGACAACGGCGACGGGACATATACGGTCTACCCCTCGCTGGACCCTGAGAACGTGCGCTCAAACCGCATGGCACACGAGGCCAACAACGAGCCGCGATTCAGGGTGACAAAGCCTGACAGCAGCGTCAAGAGGGTGGCGGGGATTCACTTCCTCGGTTTCACCGATGGGCTGATCCGCAACCGCTACGCCGCCGGGCAACTCGTGCGGGGCCTGGAAGCGGCCATCAGCCTGGCGCGTTGGCTGGACTGCGCGGAGTATGGCGGGGATTGGCCGTGGGTGCGCGATGAGAAACGGGACAAACAGGGGCAATCGGAGTGACATAGATGCCAACGATTAGGGAACGACTAGGCAGCCTGTTCTTGGGGGATAGGCTGAGTGAGCTAGAAGGAAACATCGGTCATTTGCAAGAGGTCAATCAGCGCCTCTACAATGCCTATCTCGATGGGCCTTATGAATTGCCGCCAGATGAATTGTTGCGCCAGTTCAAGAGCATGGCCGAATACTACGACCCGGCGCTCGTTGCTGATTTAGTAGACCAGATGAACTGGGAGGCCATCAGCGGCTATGGTGGTTACTCGGAAGATGAACGGAAGCGAGCCGTCAACGATTCAAAGAGAATGTTTCGCTATGCCC